ATCCACAATCCTTTGGATCATCATCATTACTTTCTCTAGATAAAGCAAGTGCAGCATATGCAATGCGTTTAACTGGAACTGGTTATAGTAGTGCTACTTTTACTGCTGATACAATAATTACACAAACAACTGGAACAGGTGTGACTGCTATCGGTAAAGTGATTAGTTATGATCAGGAAACAGGTGTTTTAAAATACTGGCAAGATCGTACAATGGCTGGGTTTACAACAGTTGGTTCAGCAACAACAACACCAATATATGGATTGCAATCCGATAGATTCACAGCAGATATAGCAACTGGAGGTAGTCTAACTATTACTGGTGGTAGCATATCATTATCCATCAACAATACTTTTGATGGTCTATCAACATCAATAAATAATAAAACATACTACCTTGGTCAAACATTTACAAGTGGTTTATCAAATCCAGAGGTGAAAAAATACTCTGGAAATATGTTATATCTTGATCATCGACCAGCTATTACTCGTTCTTCTAATCAAAAAGAAGATATCAAAGTTATATTACAGTTCTAATAACTCATGGCTCAAACCACCAATTTAAACGTATCGCCATATTTTGACGATTTTAATGCAGATGACAACTACTATAAGGTGTTGTTTAAGCCTGGCCTTCCTGTTCAAGCAAGAGAATTAACTGGTTTACAATCAATATTACAAAATCAAATCGCAAGATTTGGTCAACATGTTTTTAAAGAGGGTGCAAAAGTTATTCCCGGAAACACATCATATTATAATGATTATTTTTGCGTAGAATTAAATAATGAATATCTAGGTGTAACTGTCGAGTCTTATATAGATCAACTATTAGGTCGTAAGATTGTAGGATTAACTTCAGGTGTTACTGCAATTATACAAAAAATTCTTAAATCTTCTGATTCAGAAAGAAATAATTTAACAGTTTATATCAAATATCACTCATCACAAGCGTCTAATAATGAGGGAGGAATTTTTGCTGACGGAGAATTATTAGCAGCGGATACTGATATAATCTCAGGCCCAGAAAATAGTACATTCATACCAAGTGGTGAGGCATTTGCATCTACCATAACTTCAAATTCGACATCTACTGGATCATCTTTTTCCATATCTGAAGGTGTTTATTTTATAAGAGGCACGTTTGTAAACGTTAGCACAGATACTATATTGTTGGATCAATATTCAAATACGCCAACTGGTAGAATTGGATTAAGAGTTTTAGAGGAAACAATAAATGCTGATGAGGATTCAACATTAACTGACAACTCAAAAGGATTTAATAATTTCGCTGCACCGGGTGCAGATAGATTAAAAATAACCTGTTCCTTATTTTTCAAAGGCATAGATGATTTAAATGATAATGATTTTGTTGAATTAGCAAGTGTTAGGGATGGAGTATTAAAAACAAGACCACAGGCAAGTGATTTAAATATACTTGGTGATGAATTAGCTAGAAGAACATTTGCAGAATCTGGAGATTATACAGTAAAACCATTTTCAATTTCAGTCAAAGAATCATTAAACAATAAGATAGGTAACAATGGTGTATATAGCTCTGGTCAGGCAACAGAGAGAGGATCAATCGCTAGTGAAGATTTAGCTCTTTATCAAGTCTCTGCAGGTAAAGCATTTGTAAAGGGTTACGAAATTAAAAAAATCGGATCAACATTTTTAGACGCATCAAAACCAAGAACAACCAAATTACTTCAAAATCAAAGAATAAACTATAACACAGGTGCAACCGTAAGATTAAATCGTGTTTTTGGATTACCACAAGTTGGATATGGAAATACACAAATTGTAGCATTAAGAAGTGAAAGAATTGGTATACACACTGGCGAGCCTGCAGGAGAGGAAATAGGTTTGGCAAGAGTTTACGATTTTGCCCTAGAATCAGGTTCTTATAATACAACAAATAGTAATATCAATCAATATGACATTTCTTTGTTTGATATTCAAACTTTTACAAAAATAACTTTAAACGAAAATCACACATTAACAACTCCAACGTTTGTAGAAGGAAAATTTAGTGGTGCAAGTGGGTTTTTAAGATCAGCTGTTAGTGCCAGCACATCTTTAGTTGTTTATGAAACACAGGGTGAATTTGTAGTCAATGAACCACTCATTTTTGATGGTATTGAAAATTCAAGAGTATCTGTTGCAGTTACCACTTTTGGTGTATCTGACGTAAAATCAATATTTGGTGGGCCTGGAATATCAAACCAAGCAGGTGATAATAATGTGGGATTTGCAAGGACATTTAACGCTGATTTAATTCAAAAAAATTCTTTCTTATTTGGTGATGGAACAATTACTGTTGTAAACGGAACAACAGGATTAAGCACGGTTACAAGTTCAAATCCACAGTTTCCCGGCAAAATTAAAGTTGGTAGCCTTCTTAGTTTTGGTGGATTAAATAATGATCTTAAATCAATAGTAAGAGTTGTTGAAAAGGGAACAAGTAGTGTGTCAGTCACAGGTGTGACTACAGTTGCTGGAGTCACAGAGGGACAATTACCATTAATTAATTCTGTTGGTGTTACAACTGTTGCTGGTGAATTAGGTTTTTTAAATACACCAGATTTAACTCTTCTTGGCAGCACATTTGAAAAATCTCTTGATAATACTCTATATACCCAGTTAACTCGAAGAAATGTCTCAAATGTTGATTTATCAAATACAACTTTAACAATTAAAAAGACATTTGATGTAACCATAGCTGCTGCAACAAATAATTTATCCGCAACTATAAGCACAGGAAATAATGAAACCTTCTTACCATTTGATGATGATAGATATTCATTGGTAAGAAACGTTGATGGTGTAACAGAAATTTTAACAGCAGATAAGTTTGAATTTTCATCTGGTAACAATACTCTACAAATAAACAATATAGGAGAAACTCTCACATCAAACGCAACTGCTACTTTGATAGCCACTGTTGCAAAGGTTAAACCTACAGCAAAAATAAAAAGAAAGAATAGAGTAAATTCTTTACTTGTTGATAAATCAAAATTATCTACATCAGGTGTTGGTGCTACAACTTTAAATGATGGACTGACATTTGGAAGTTACCCTTTTGGAACTCGTGTTCAAGATAAAAAAATATCATTAAACACACCTGATGTTATCAATATTTTAGGTATTTTTGAATCACTTGATAATAATGATCCATCTGCTCCAAAGATGACAATACTCGCTTTAGATAATGAAAGTGGAAACGCCATCGATTTGATTATAGGAGAAAAGATAACTGGTCTTACATCAGACGCAGTTGCTATAGTTGCTGAAATATTATCAGATTCACAAATTAGTATAATACCACTTAATGACAATGCCTTTAGTGATAATGAGAGTATAAGATTTGAGGAATCAGAAGCATCTGCAATCGTAAGTTTAACTGAATTTCCAAGTAAAAATATATCTTCTAATTATAAATTTAACACTGGACAAAGACCAACAATTTATAATCATGGATCTATAACAAGAAAATCAAACGCAACTGAGCCAACTAAAAAAATAAAAATTTATTTTTCTAATCTATATTTTCAATCATCAGATAGTGGAGACATTATAACAGCAAATTCATATGACACAGTTGATTATAGAACTGATGTTAAAAAAATTAGAGGTGTTAGAAACACTGATATAATTGACATCAGAAAAAGAGTAAGTGATTATACAGTCTCTGAAAGTAATAGATCTCCATTAGAATTTCTTGGTAGGAGTGTTGGTATCACAACTGCTGGAAATGCAACAGCTGTTTTAGCGTCAAATGAATCCATAGTAACAGATTTTTCATTCTATCTTGGAAGAATTGACAAAATTTACTTAAGTAAAAATGGAAAACTTTTAGTGCAAGAGGGAACACCGGCAGAAAAACCTGATGTTCCATTAATAGTTGAAGATTCTTTAGAATTAGCGACTGTCACTCTTCCACCATACTTGTATAATGTATCAGACGCATCTTTATCGTTTTTAAAGCATAAAAGATATAGGATGCAGGATATTAGAAAATTAGAAGAAAGAATAAAAAATCTTGAGTATTATACAACTTTATCATTACTTGAAACATCAACTTCCAATTTATTTGTATCAGATGAAGATGGTTTGAATAAATTTAAGTCTGGATTTTTTGTTGATAATTTCACTACATTTATGCCTCAAGAAAACTCGATAAAAATAAAAAATAGTATTGATACAAGAAATAAAGAGGCAAGACCATCTCATTATACAAATCTAATTGATTTACAAGTGGGCCCAGTTGAGGGAGAGAATACAATTTATAATGGTGCTGATCCAGAGGGGACTGGAATTACTAAGACAGGGCCTTTGATAACTCTTGATTACACTGAAGTCGAATATACATCTCAACCATTTGGAACAAGAACTGAAAGTGTAACTCCTTTCTTACTTAATTTTTGCCTCTAATCTTACGGTATCAACCCATGTATCAGAAGC